ATCCTTCTCTGCAATAGCTTTGTTATCTGCATCTAAATTAGCTACATCAATACTCCATGTACCATCTGCATCAAAGGTTGTATTTGGGCTTGTAATGCTCGCCCAATAAGCTGTTCCACTAATTACACTCATGTGTACTCCTTTTTGTTAATAAAATTATATTATAGCATATTTTACTATGCATTGTCAACACTTTTTTATGTACTTAATTTTGGAAACTCTTTTAATTCATCAAGTTTATTTTTTAAGTAATCATATTTATTATCACCAGTAGGGTCTTCTACTATTAAATTAAGAATAAAACGAAATGAAGCAAGACATCCACTGTTAAAACCATGATTAAAGTCTGGAGAGTTTTTAAACTTTTTAGTCTCTTGAGGAAATATATCTTCTATTTTTTTTGATATATCAGGAAAAACACCTCTAGCATATGCCACTAGAGTAAAATATTTTTCTCTCTGTTCTATTAAATCTTTTTTTAAAGAGTCTAAATCTTTAGTTTTAATTCCTACCTTTAAACGATTATTTTCTTTTTTTAAATCTTCATTATATTGTTTTTTTAATTCTTCTTCAGTCATTAATATCTCCTATTGAATTTTTAATTATATTTTGAGAAAAAAGATTCTGTATATTCATTAGATACATCTTACTTGCATTATGGTCTCCACCAGATACACTTCTAACTTGATTCTCATTGATAGATGTATTAACAATTCTCTTTAACATCTTAGTTTCAAATACTAGTGTACCATATACTTGGTCTCCCACACATAGATTATGAAACCAGTAGTCTGCTTTGGTTGCGTTAATACCACTAGGTTTACCATAGCTTTCATATTCAATCGCAATGTTACCTGTCTTTAACCACATACCTCTTTCAGATTTTACTTCTATCTTCTTATCTTGTAGCATGTCGGCAACAATCTTTTCTTTTACTTGCCCATACTGTAAATCTAAATCAAACTTCTTTCTATCTTCTGTCTTTGGTTCTAATGTGTTTCTGCCCATGTTACTCCTACCTTGTAATCGTTATCTAAAGGACATCTTAACTTCAATGTCTTCTCAGTTTCTTTCATAGCAATCTTAGTGATACTACAAAATTCATTTACATCTTTGTTAGCCACTTCAAATTGATATTCATCATGAACAGAAGCTACTAATTTTGCATCAAGTTTTTTATTATATACCCTCGTTATAATATGTAACAACCACTGCTTACAAACAATAGCACCTGCTCCTTGCAGAAGAGTATTCAATGCTGAATGTGGACTTCTAACTTTTAAGTATCTTCCATCAATAGCTTTTATCTTACCTCTTCTACTTACACTTTCTACTTGTTCTCTTAATCTTCTTAGTGATGGTAAGTTAGATAGAAATCTTTTTATTAAACTATTTCCTTGCTCCTTTCCAGCTCCTACTATCTTACCTATTTTCTCTGCACCAGCTCCATAAAGAAAGGCATATATAAATGTCTTCGCCTGGTCTCTATTTGCTAGGCCTGCTAGCTCCATGTTCTTTGTATGTATATCTCCATTCAATATCTCATCAGTATAAGTTGTATCATTAAGATAGTGAGCAAGACAACGTAACTCTAAACCACTAGCATCAGTACCTACTAATTTATATTTCATAGGGTCTGATATAGTCCACAACCCTCTGCAGTCCTTACCATATGGTGAGTATACAGCCGGTACTTGTGCCATGTTAGGTGAGTTATGTGCCATGCGACCTGTAATAGTACGTAGTGTCATTACTTTACCATGTACCCTATTATCATTATCGCAGGCATCAATCCAAGACTCTACCATTACTGCTCTTTTCTGTAGTAAAAAATACTTTGAAAATCTTTCTGCAGTAAGTTTTAACTCTGGCTCTTTAATTGTTTTTAAAACAGCTTCATTAATAATAATATTCTTTTTATCTGTAAACTGTTTAGGCTTCCAACCTTTCTTCATTAACCTGTCTGCTATCTGCTGACGAGAGCCAATGTTAAAAGGAATTTCTTTTGTCTTAGTCTTCATCTCTACAATGGTAGGTTCAAACTCTTCCAGTGACCATTGTTCTAAGTCATAGATATCTTCTTTTAGTTTTGCTAATAACTGTTGTGCCTTCATCATATCAAAAGCAAAACCATTCTTCTCTTGTTGGTCTAGTATCAATCTTATATTATGTTCAAGGTCTGAAGACTCCTGAGAAAAACCATTGCTTTCTTTTACTAATTCATTATAGACTGCATGTGTTATTTCTACATCTTGTTTACAGTAATTCAACATATTAAAATCATACTTAGAAAAGTTTACATCTTCTCCACCTTTAAGCATGTTTAGTTTTTCTCCCCATGCTCTAAGGCTATGTCCTTTTTCTCTGATAGGATTAAATAACTGTGACAAAATTAATGTATCTATTATTTTATCTGGTGTTATTCCTGTACCTAACAACCTATTTAGAACCGGTGCATCAAAAGATAAACCATTATGCATGATAAACTTATCTACTTTCTTAGCCCAGCTATTAAAACTATACATAGTATCTGGGTCAAATACAGTAACCAAATTAGTATCTACATTCTTTGCTACAATACAATGTATCTTACTAGGATTAAAACCATCTGTTTCTATATCAAGGATTACTTTCATTCTCTTCCTTTCCACACCAGTTACAAGGCTCTCCTTTACCTACTTCCATCATACTTTTTTCTGTATCACAATAATGCTCCCACATCTCTGGTTCTTTTTCCTTTTTGTTATCTAACCACTCTTTATAACCTTTTATCCAAAGTTGTTTATCTTCTTCTTCTTCTCCTTTGTGACCCCAATATACTAAATGAAAAGCCTCACACTCAGGACAAGATAAGTTTGTAACTATAGCATGGTCTTCGTCTTCTTCACAATCATGGTCTCCTCCCCAAGTTAATTCTGTTCCACAGTTATAACATTTCATAATTGAACTCCTGTTGTTGTTCCTTCTAAATCATTTTCAAAAGGATTGTCTATTTGTGACATTCTACCAGAGTTTTTATCATAATGCAAGTAAGAACATACACCTGTCTCTCCTGTATATCTATTCTTTAGAATACGAATCGTTGTTGTACAAGCTATGACATCATCTTCTGCCTGTTGATTTCTTTCTAATGCTATCACACTATCGGATAGATGTGCAATGCTAGCACTACCTCTTAGATGTGATAGAGTTACTTCCTTACCATTCTCATGGCCTAAATCTCCTGAAGGTCTACGCAGATGTGATACTAAGAGAAGACCTACACCAGTTTCTTCTACCAGTGAACGCAACTTAGTCATCAATACATCAATAGATTTTCTCTCATCTCCATCATCTTGTCCACTAACTAAGATAGATAAATGGTCTAAGAATATCCACTTACAATCCAAAGACTTTGCCATGTATCTAACCCTAGATAGTATCTCATCATTACCTATAGAACCGAAGTGGTCAAAGGCAAAGAACCTACCAGAACCTATCGTGTCTTCTTGCCATTTATTTAATTGTTCTCTTGAGAATTTATTTCTTATCTCTTTGATGTATAATCTTTCATTGGCCTCAACTGACATAATATTAAATGCAGTATTCTTTGTACTCTCTTCCAGTGCTAGTATACCTATGTTATCACCAGAGTTTCTAAGTATGTGATGCATTAACTCACGCATGATAGAAGACTTACCCATGCCTGCACCAGATGTAAAGGTAACTAATTCTCCTGTCCTCATGCCATATGTTTTTTCATTCATGGCACTCCAAGGATAAGGTATAGTCTCACAATCCTTCTCATCATATAATGATTCTCCTAGTCTGGATAAGTTCATTATACCTGCCGGTGTGTATGCTTCTGCACTCCACCAGTTTTGTATAAAGTCTTTAGCCTTACCCATCTTCTGATATTCATTAGGGTCTTTATGTTCTAGTCTTACAATCTTACATTTGTTAGGTTCAAATAACTGAGCAACCTTTTGAGATGCTTCAATCCCAGGCTTGTCATTGTCAAAACAAACCACCACATTCTCAAAAGTATTTAAGTATTCTAGGTGTTGCTTACAATTCTGCACTGCACTTTGAACTCCATTCTTTATTGATACTACTGCCCACTTACTTCCTAACATCTCATAAGCAGACATGGCATCTATCTCACCTTCAGTGATAGTAATATATTTACCACCAGATTTAAATAGATTCTGTCCAAACAATAAGGCATCAGTCATATCTCCTTGAGACCATATTCTTTTTCCTTCTACTTGTCGTACCTTAGTAGCAACATGGCTACCTTCAGTGTTATAATATTCATAGTAGTGATGTGAAATAATAGAACCATTTGTTTTTATTTTTGTTCTATACTTTCTGGCAGTCTGTTCAGTTATTCTTCTCTCTCCTAGACCTCCATAATCACCGGTACTTGAAACTTTGTTTTGTATATCTACAACTTTCGCTTCCATTTTTGCCTCTCCTACATTGTTAAATCGTTTTTGACAGGAGAAGCAGAAGGCATGACCATCAGCATGTATGTTATATCCATTGCTGGAATTACCACATGGGCACTTCCCTCTACTTATCCATTTACTTTGCATTATAACATACTCGCAGAGTTATTCAACCCTATGAATGTGTATATTACTGTGTATATTATTAATATTTCTAACCACATATTTTTATTCCTTTATTTAAATGTATAATATATCATCATAATAAATATATATAATACCCATAAGGATATTAATAATATAAATATATTTATTATATATTTTAATAAATAATTATTAATTATATTATATATATATTTAATTATTATAATAACTTTTTTCATAATGTCAATCAAAATCTTTTAAAGTTTTATTGTATACTAATTCTGCTGAATAAATATCAAGGCCAATACTATTTTTACAATCCTGTTTCGCTAGCATACTTG